ACAACAACAATGGACTTAGAGCGATCCTTATCATCAATTTTGATGAGTCACTCAAGTTCGCCCTTCCAGAAGGTGACGTGCCATTCAAAAGGAACGAAGCACCCGCAGGAACTGAACATACTCGACTAGACCATGAGTACAAAGGGTTCTATCGCTTCTTCAAGGGTGGCGATGACACTCTTTCCTCCATGCATAGGGAGAAGTTGTTTATACAACTATTAGAAGGTCTACAGCAAGATGAAGCAGATTTATTCATCGCTGCCTGTAACAAGAGTCTTCAAAAGAAGTACAGAGTCACTAAAGCAGTGGTATCTGAAGCATTCCCTCAAATTGAGTGGGGTGGTAGAGGGTGACCGTTTGGGCAAAGAATGAAGATGTACCAGAAAAACAGGATAAGTACGGTATAGTCGTTCTAGAGATTGATTGCGATAAGAAACTCGCTGACAATCCTAAACTCCCTCGTAATTCATATATCGTCACTTACATGACGGATGGAGTCGAGCATCATGATATTATTATTGGTCTTAAGGTCAATATCTTTGATTGTTACTATGACTCCCTCGGTAAGGGCAGTTTAAAAAGTATAGAGTACACAGGTGGACAAATCACAGCAAAACTCTTCGATGCCAACAAATATATTGACGCATCAAATAAAGGAACTACAAAAAAGAAAAAATGACTTGTTTGAGTTCAAGTCAGAAACAGAGGATATCGACGATTTAGCAGACGAGATCTTCGAGGCACTTTATCAACATACATCAAACCAACGTAATGAAATTGAGACCGACACCAGTCAAACTGATATCAATAACTCCTGATGCTGAAAAGACCATGGGGTACATCGCACGAGTTTCTAACCCCAACAACCAAGAGAACCCTAAAGTGGCAGGGTTACTTAAGTACTGTATACAGCATGAACACTGGTCAGTATTTGAGCAAGCAAGCATGACACTAGAGATATCTACTACTAGAGGTCTAGCAGCACAGATACTAAGGCACAGGTCATTTACTTTCCAAGAGTTTAGTCAGCGATACGCTAACACTAACCTATTGGGTGAGATACCCATACCAGAATTGAGAAGACAAGACGATAAGAACAGACAGAATAGTATAGATGATATAGACCCAGAGGAGCAAGACAGACTACGAAAGGTCATAGCGACCTATTTCGCTGAAGGAATAGATTTATATAATGAACTCATACGGTCAGGTGTCGCTAAAGAGTGTGCTAGATTTGTACTCCCGTTAGCAACTCCTACCAAACTCTACATGACGGGATCATGTAGGTCATGGGTGCACTATATAAATTTAAGGTCTGCACATGGCACACAGAAAGAACACATGGACATTGCTGAAGCATGTCGTAAGGTGTTCATTCAACAATTCCCCACTGTAGCAGAAGCACTTGATTGGACAACATAATGGCAATTTACCCAGTTAAAAACTTAAAAACAGGAGAGATGAAAGAACTCCAAATGACACTTGCTGAATATGAGGACTGGAGGGACAACCATCCCGACTGGGACAAAGACTGGAACGCAGGAGTCTGCGATGCTGTCTCAGGTGTAGGAGATTATCAGGACAAACTACCTGATGGTTTCAAAGACCGACTTCGTAATGTCAAAAAACATCACCCGTACGCAAAGTTCGAGGCTCCATAGTCTATGCCAATTAAAGAAAAGAAACAACCTTCAATGGTTGGATTGACCAAACGACAAATGAAACGTAAACCCATCAACTCAGGATATCTAACTCAGATAAAACCACTGACACCAAGTCAGGAGAAGGTGTTCGATGCGTTTTCCAAGCAAAAGAATCTCTACCTATATGGTGCAGCGGGCACAGGTAAGACCTTCATAGGTATGTACCTAGCACTACAAGAGATCTTAAATGAAAAGTCATCTTATGATAAACTGTACATCGTCAGATCATTAGTACCCACCAGAGAGATTGGATTCTTGCCTGGTGACCACGATGACAAGGCAGAGTTGTATCAGATACCATATCAAAACATGGTAAGATACATGTTCAAGATGCCTGATGATGCATCCTTTGATATGCTATATGCTAACCTCAAAGCACAGGAGACTATCTCATTCTGGTCAACATCTTTCCTACGTGGTACCACACTGGACAACTCTATCGTGTTGGTAGACGAGTCACAGAACTTGAATTTCCACGAGTTAGATAGTATTATAACTAGACTAGGTGTCAACACAAAGATTATCTTTGCGGGTGACGCAGCACAAACTGATCTTGTCAAAACAAACGAGAGGAACGGTATTCTAGACTTCATGAAAATCATTCAAGGTATGGATGAGTTTGAAATGGTAGAGTTTGGCATACAAGATATTATCCGATCTGGTTTGGTGAAATCATATCTGATTAATAAATTGAATCTTGGACTTTAAACATCTAAACTTACATAACTTTCCAGACTTAAAAGCAAAGACAACAGAACAGGGTAGACGTTACTTCGTTGAGGGTAATGCCTACCCTTCTGTTACAACTGTGATTGGAGAGAAGAAAAAGAAATCTATCATTGAGTGGAGACGCAAGGTAGGTGAAGACGAAGCAAACAAGATTTCTAAACGTGCGACTACACGTGGCAACAAATGTCATAAGTTAGCAGAGGATTACTTAAGTAACAAACCTCTGGACAGATATAAGGATGACGTGTTATCATTAGGGTTGTTCCACCAAATACGACCTTATATTGACAGGATAAATAATATACACGCACTAGAAGAATCTCTATATTCTCATACATTGAGACTCGCAGGACGAGTCGATTGTATTGCTGAGTATGATGAAGAACTAGCGATTATAGATTTTAAAACGTCAACTAAGTTCAAACGTGAGGAGTGGATACAAGACTACTTCTCACAAGAGACAGCATATGCTATAATGTTTCAAGAACTTACAGGTTTAAAGGTAAAACAACTTGTAACTATCATCGCTGTGGAAACTGGCACTCCACAAGTCTTTGTTAAGAAGGACATTCTTACGTACGTACCCAAACTAAAAGAGTACATAGACTATTACAGGAGTATCCATGGCGACTGGTAAAATTAATGATGCCCTAGAGGAAAATTTTATGACTGCGAGCAAGTTTTCGCTTGAAATTGAGAATATCGTCAAAGATGGTTCACTCAATTATATTGAAGCAATCGTTATGTATTGCGAAGAGAAATCTATTGAGATAGAAGGGGTTAATAAATTAATCAACAAACCACTTAAGGAAAAACTTAAGTACGAAGCACAAAAATTAAATTTCATCAAGAAGGGGAGCAGAGGATTCTTAGCACTGTGAAGGGTTATGATGCGTACCGCATGTATCTTGCCATGCGTAACCATTTTAAAACCAAAACTTACGACTTCGCACGGAATCAATTTGCCAAAGCGAAACCAGAAACTTACGATAAGAGAAAGGACAAATATTTCTTTGTAAAACTATCACGCAAGTATAATGAGGAGGAACTAGCGAGATTTTACCTGTCAAATTTTGTACAGGAAAACAGCGAATGGATTGGTGCAATGACCGCCAATGGAGAAAAAAACTATCTCGACTATATAAGGAAACTGCAATCCTTATCATATATTTTCCAGAATGATGCACATATAATGAAGGAGTCATGCGATAACTTCAATGACTTGTTCACTGGCAAACCACACCCGACCTTGATTAAATTATGGATGGGTGGTAAAATACAATTAGAGTCGGTGGTTATAATGGAAAAGATGTTTGAGTTCTGTCAGAACGTTACTGCTACTGATCCAGTTTGGCAAGATGCCAAGACTAAGATCATGAAGTACGAACCATTACTTAGGACATCTACCGATAAGCATCGCAAAGTTCTCAAGGAGCTGTTTCTATGAAATTCTTCGAGTCTGACGTAGTTCAGGACGAATTAAAACGTATGCAGGATCTCTATGTTGATATCAATCGCATGGGGATAATTCTTACTGTGGATCAGAAGATCCAACAACTCATAAAGTTGTTAGAACTCATTGATCTACAACAGACAATGTTCATGCGTGTCACTCTATCTGATAGACCAGAAGCAAAACGCATACTGGCACAGGTACGTGAGGCAGCAACATTGTTAGGTATGAAACCTGAGCATGTTAACTCACAGTTCTACAACTCCCTCAAAGAGCAAGTAGAAAAAATGATCGAAGAATTGGAGGAAGCAAAATGATCGCCCTTATTGTTATTGCTGTGCTCATTGCTGTCGCAGGTGCACTGATTAGATACTATGACCCACATTGAATTAACTGAAGAAGAATGGGAGTGCATCAGGGTGTGCGTATCCAATGCACCTATACCCTATGACATTACCAAAAAGAAAATACCTGCTAACATCCTAGCAAAGATAGGACAACCCACACGTATAGAACATGAGGGTATTGAAAAGGTAGAATATGATTTGACACCTTACGGAATTTATGACTAAATCTGAATTGATACATTATAGATTACAAGCTATGCTACGAGAGAATAGTTTTAGTGATCTATCATACCTAGGCATTAGAGATAACGTTCACTGGTATGACATAGGTGGTAACGAAGTACCAGTTGATGCTATTGAAGAATTGGAAAGTGTGGAGGTTGACGAATGAATCTGTGGAAGAACTGGAAGGAAGCAGTATGGGAGACATTCCCTGATCTAGAGTATCAAAACACATGGGCAGAGTGGGAAGGCAAAGGCACTAACCTCACTGCTAAGATTTACAAGAACAAGCACTTCATCAAATCTAGAGAGGTAGATATATGGAGTGACAAGACGCACGTATATAATACGATCATATATCCTAACACTGGAGCGAACCTACCATGCTTCGGTATGGATCTCATGGGGTTCACAGAGAAGAGAGTCATCATAGTCTTTGATTTCCAACACCCAACAGAGAAGTATCTCTTTAGTGTAGACGGTCTACCAAAGTGTACTGAGAACTATCGTTTCTTTGAACGTGGTAATCATTTCTCAGAGAACATCTACGTGAGGTATTGCCCCATGTCAGATGTAGATGAGCACCTCGACACATTCAAGCAATACTTGACAAAATACAAAGAGATGATAGAATTAAATGAACCACAAGGGACGGACACGAACATATATAAGGACTTCGATACTTATATGACACGTTTAGACCCTGTAGGTCCATATCTAGCACAAAAGTTTGGCAAGGAAAAGTCCGAAAGTCTTGTCAACGACTTCCTTTTCTGCTATAAATAGAAGGTGCGATTATATAGCACAATACACACAATACGGAGAAT